TTTAAATTTTCTACAACTACTTGAATCATTGGTTTACCTCTAACATCTATTAGAGGCTTTGGAAAACTATAGCCAGCAGAGTAAAAACGACTCCCAGCACCCGCCATTGGTATTAGAACATTCATAAATTTAGATTTCCATGGTATAGATACTTTATTTTCTGTTTCTAAGATATGTATACAATCGTCAATTTTATCTTGAGTAAGATCATTTGAATTTTCTACGGTAACTAAGTGTGCTCCGCTATTAGTAGCACCTTCTCTACCAATATGGCTGTCCTCTATAATTACAGTTGTTCTTGGTATGGCACCTAGTTTAGTCATGCACATCCAATACATTTCTGGATTTGGTTTTGGATTTTTTACGTCTTCGTTACTAACGAAAAAATCAACGTATTCTATTATTCCAAGTTTTATGAGAGCTAACTTTAGCGTCTCTCTAATACTATTGCTTGCTACTGCTATTTTATACCCTTTATCTTTTAACTGATTAATAAAAGATAATAATTTATTGCTATTTTTTATGCTTTGGTATAGGTCGACAGTAATTTTTTGTTTTTCTTTCCAAACATAGTCGTGATATTCTTTTGGGAGTCCTTTATTGTGGCTTAGCATCTCTAGCTTTTTAGTAGTAGAGAGTCCATCATATAAACTTACATGTTCATCCCTAGTAATTATATAATTACTGCCAAGATTTTCTAAAACTATATTTAAAGAAGCATAGTGTATCTCTCTACTATCCAGTAGAACTCCGTCTAAGTCAAATATTATTAATTTATTCATTTATACTCCTAACTTGGTGGGACTTGTAGGATTTGAACCTACAGTCAACGACTTATGAGGTCGCTGCTTTGACCGTTAAGCTAAAGTCCCATATAATCGAACTCGTCTCTTGAAAAAATTCCAGAATCCCAGCATCTAGTAATAAACTCGGCCTCGCTTCGACTATAAGTACTGACTACTTTTACCAGTACTTTTTCGTATAATCGAACTATGAAAATATCGTCTTTTTGTTCTATTGTTGATTCTCTCATACCCAAACCGTTTCTATTTTTTCATAATGTGGAAATCTCTCTAAATGGGCATCTAAGACTTTTTGCAGTTCCATTAAAGCTGCAAATGAAAACCCAGCCCTATCCTTTCGATTTGTGGAGAAAAGTCTATCCATATAATCATTAAAGTACGATGTGCCCCAAAAATCTACTATATTTTGGGCAACATGAGGGTAGTCTTTACTTAAAATAGTAGCCCCAGGTACTAGATCCTTTAAAGTTTTCATAACACATTTTCAATTGTATAGTCAAATATTGGGTTATTCCGAGTATAGTGAGTTACAATTACTTGAACATTTCCAGTATAAGACCCAATTGTCTCTGTAACTCTATACGCCTTTTGCTCGTTGTAAACAACACGCTCAACTACTTGCTTTCCACATTCGTTCATAATTGGTACCCGTAGCCGGACTCGAACCGGCACTTCCAAAGAAAACGGATTTTAAGTCCGTTGCGTCTACCTATTCCGCCATACGGGCAAAAACTTAACCATATAGCCTTTTTCTTAAGCCAGCTACTTGTTTATCAGATAAAGAGCCAGGATCGCCTGCTTTTAGTGTTACAACTCGAGAGGGAAACTCTCCAGCTATCTTCTTTATCTTTTCTGCCCCAGCTTTTCCAGCATCGTCAGCGTCAAATATAATATCAAGACCAGATACGCCTGAAATTTTCAATAGAGTAAGTTTATCTTCATTAAAGTTATTTACTCCAAAACAGCAAACTGCATTGTCAAGACCTTTATCGTGTAGATTAAGCATATCAAAAATACCTTCTACTAGAATTACTCTACCCTGTATTGGTTTTGCTAGTGGATAGAGCGGGAGCTTAACGCCGTGAGGAGTAAACATATATTTGTTCTGAAGTGTACCACTTTCATCACGACCTTGAAAAGCTACTATTCTACCACTCGGGCTGCGAATAGGGAAATTAACGCGCCCAGAAAAATTCGGAGCAATGTGATAAAAAGCATTAAATCTCTTATAGGTTTCTGCACTTATTCCTCTCCAGCTTCTCTCGAATGTCTGATAGCCTTCCGGCATTGAAAGCCCTACTCCAGCACTACGAAGATTATCCATTATTCGCCGTATTTTTTCTCGTCGAATACCTGTTTCACTAACTTCTACTTTGTAATGCTTAAATAGATTCCCTTTGTGACCACAAGCAAAACAATTAAAGATTCCAAGAACTCGATCAACTCGCATTGAAGGATTACTATCATCATGGTCTGGATTGAGGCAGCGTATTAGTAGGTCTTTTCCAGACTGCCTGTACTGTATTCCTTTTTCATCGAGAACCTGTTCTACGCTGCTCATTATATTGCCTCATAAACATCTTCTGTTACTTCACCCTTCTTCGGAACTTCTCCAGTGCAAGGGCCAATCTTCAAGGACACCCAGTCCATTGTAGATGTAAAAGATACTTCTTCACTACTTCTCATCTTTACGCAGTTAAACGTAATAATATTATCAGCCCTATCATGAGTATCTAGAGTAAATGCAGCGTCTGCTGCGTCAAGAATACCTTTTGCAAAACGAGCTTCGCCAGTTGCATCAATCTGATAAGGAGAAACCATAATCACGTTATAATCCTGAGCATAGCTTTTGAGAGCCTTACTGATTTCAATCTGCTCAGTCCAGTCATATTGACCCATTCTATTTCGAGTAATAATTCCGCGCTTTACTTGGTTAATATAGTCTACGATAACAACTCGAGGCTCGAGTTTATTCATTTTTTTATCTAGCTCAGTTCGAATATTAGCTAGAGTAAGAGAAGGGTTGTACACAATATCCAACTGTTTTTGCCGAAGAGGTTTTACTGTAAGTTCTTTATGAAATTTTGTAAAGTCTCGATGGGAGAGATAACTATTATAAGCTCTCTCCCCGTCTTCAAATCGAGTAGCCCACCATTCCGCTACAAGCTGCCATTCACCAAGAGAAAGATTCCTATTTCGAATAGCAGTGTGTGGAATGCCAGTAGCTACAGAGCAGCAACGCTGCATAATGCTTCGTGCTGTCATCTCAATTGTAAAATACATTACAGAATTGCCATTTGCAAAAACATTTGCTGCAATGTTAGCACAAGTAGTAGACTTACCAGCACCACGACGACCACCAATCAAAATTAGCTCAGAAGGAGCAAAAGACTGTATTCTATCATAGTCGCCATTCAAGCCAAGCGGAATATGACGCTGAAGATCCTCTTCTGGTTCGAAGAGTTCCATCTTTCTCATATTTTCACTAGCGCCCTTCAGGTCGACCTTATCTTCGACGCTCAAAACAATATTCTGAAGAGCTTCAATATTTTCGGCCGCAGACTCAATAGCAATAGTATCTTCAAGATACTTTTCAAGTTGCGACATAATTTCTATTTGTGTGTATTCATTCTTGAGATACTCAAGAAGTGTTTTTCCATCAATATCTACATCTTCAGCTTTTTCTAGCGAAAAGAAACGCTCTCGAAGAAGCCCGTCACGAAGAGAAAGATTGATTGAGTCAAAAGAAGGCAGAATGCCATGTGTCTGCACATATTTATCTATTACCTTCCAAATCTCGGAATATTCGGATGGAAAGTAATGATACTGGCATTCCGCCCAAGTGTCTATATCGCTGTTGGCGATTATAGACTTGAGAAGAATACTAGCCAGATTCACCTATCATCCCCCGTAATAATAAATATGCAAAGAAAAAACTGGGAAGGAGCGAACTCCTTCCCAGTCAGGCCGTATTCTTAAATTTTAAGAATTAACCAGCTTCGGCAGCTTTTGCAGCCTTAGCAGCGCCGTCGTAGTTAGCAGCCTGGAGGCCACGACGGGTCAGCATGGTCTTAACACCACGAGCCGTCTTACCGATTTGCTCAGCAATTTCTTCAACGGTCATTTTTGCTACGTCAACGCCTTCCAGAGGATCAGCCTTGGCGGAAGCATGGCTCTCTTTCTGAGCCGGGATCGAGTCAATAGCGCCCGAACGCAGAAGCGAAAGTGCCTTGCCACGAATTTGGTTAACATTGCGATCGAGAGCGTCAGCAATGTCTTCGAGGAAAGCGCCCTTAACAGCCAGAGCGATAAACTGCTGCTCTTCAGCGGCAGAGAACGAACGTGCTACTTCGGCTTTCGGAGTCGGCTTAACGTGCTCCGTCAGTTGCATCGACAGGAGTTTACCCTGTACTTGCTTGGCGGAGAACTTACCACCAGCGAACGCAGCTGCTATTTCGCCGTAGGTGTACTCGCCGGAGTTATCGGCAACAAACGTGCGAAGAGTAGCCTCTTCAGCGTCTGAGAAAGCCTTCGTCGTTGCCGTAGCAGACGACTCGACTTCATAACCCATTTTGCGGAGCTTCGAAGCTACCGAACGAGGGGAAGCATCCATCTCGTCAGCAGCAGCTACTACAGTAGCGTGAGACACAGGAGCCTCATCGCCAACAAATTTTGCAAGAGCGTCCGTGCGCTCGTCAGTCCATTTTTGTTTCGTCATTTTCAATTTCCTATCAGTTCAAGAAGGTTAGTAACAATAGAGACACCAGCGTCTCTAGCTTTTTGGGTTTTTGCAGATTCAATACCGCTTTCATTAACTAGAATTGTGACTTCTTTTGTAAGTGAGGATTTTATACCATATCCCAAGTCTAGCAAAATCTTCTCGGCTTCTGCTTTGGTTTTGAATGATTTCAGTTTTCCTGTAATACAAACAATACCTTTAGTTGGTTTCTCACTACCGACAATAGCGAAAGAAAAAGGAAGAGAGTCTAGAATACCAACAAACTCACTCTCATACCAATTCAACAGATTTTCTGTTGCTTTCGGGCCAAGTCCTGCTTTTTCACAAACCTCTACAGTAACTTCTGAGATATGGTTAATAACCTTGCAGAGTTTCTCTGCCGCAGTTTTACCAATAAGAGGAATAGAAAATGCTGGAAGAACTTGTTCGAGGGAAACTGATTTTGATTTCTCAATTTCTTCTACAAGTTTTGTGCCCAGTTTCTCAGACTGAAGTCCTTCTACAATCTGCTCTTCTGACATATGATAAATATCATGAATATCTTCTATGTCAAGTTTCTGGATTGATGAAGGCCCCAGGCCTTTGATTTTCAAAGTCTGTGCAAAGTGTTGAATGCGCTTAAATGCCCTGCTGCCGCAATCTTCGTTGACACAATAAAGAAGGTCATTTTTCCAGACGAGAGGAGACTCGCAGCTTGGACAGTTAGTTGGCACATTTATTTTCACAACAGCTTTCTCGATCTATTGAAGGGATATTATAGATTATTTCACCTTAAAAGTCAAGAACTATTTTTTTCAAGCTGACTTAAATTTTCTTTGGCACTGCGCGGATTATATCGTTGTCTATTTGAAAACATTCTGTATACCCACCAAACTTTGAGTTTGGACTAAAGTGCAAATGAGAAAATTTAGCGTGTAGTTCTTGTTCTAGTTTCCAGCAATTATAAAGACTGCTGTGGACTATCTTTTGAATTCGCACTTCATATCCGGTAAATCCGCGACTGCGGCGAAGAACATCTTTCCAGTTCTTTCCATACGCAATTCCAATCTTAATACACTCTCGTTCGAGAGTTTTCTTATTCACTAAAATCACACAGTAAAGTACGCCTGGCCCGTTCGCTTCTTCGGGATGATTACGAAAAAAAGTTTCGTTGTAGATTCCGCTCACAGCGAACGAGTAATACTAGGAAACTGCACTACATTATCAGACTCTTTCTCTTCCATAACACTTTCATTTGTAAACATGAGAACATTGCCACAAATTTCTTCTGGCTCAAAGTCTTTGTTCTCAAGAATAGTTTGAAGAGTAGCTATCCAACCCTCTAGAACTTTATCCCGAGTAGATTGGCGAAGAGCCCAAAAGTGGTCGAATATTCCAATAGCTGGAACATAGTGGGTTTTTCTATCAAGAATACCATGATAGCCAAACATATTGCTATCGTCAATCACGAAACTCTCCTCACAATCTTGGGAATGATTTCCCCTGAACGAATTACTTCTACCATGCAACCGATCTCAAGATTCATATCTTCAATAAATCGAATGTTATGAAGAGTAGCTTTTGATACGGTTGCTTCTCCAATCTTGACAGGCTCGAGAATAGCAACTGGAGAGATTACTCCAGACTTGCCAACATTCCAGATTACATTGAGTAGTTTAGTCACTACTCCAGGTGCCTTGCGCTTGAGTGCAAAAGCACCACGAGGATGGTGAGCTGTATAGCCTGCTCTCTGAAATTCAGCATTTGAATCAATACGAAATACTTTTCCGTCATCTGGAAACTGTCTCCAGTCTGATTGGACTACAGTGTTAAACTCGACGAGTTTAGCCATTTCTGTAGACCAGTGCGTTTCTTCTTTTGGAGAAATATCGTACGCAATAAACGTAAGGTCACGAGTGTGAAACTCTTCCTCACTTTTGAGATTCAGAGCACCAGAAGCATAGTTTCTAGCGTTTGGAATTTCTTTCGGAGCGACTACTTCTCCAGTTACCTGAACAAGTCCGCTTCTCGAAATTCTCGCGGGGACGAGATGGCGGAGAAGATTAGTAACTACTCGACCTTTCTTACCATTTCCTCGAGTAAGGCCACGAATGAAGAGCCCATTTTCATAGACAAGCGCAACTGCCGCCCCATCTAATTTGGGCGTTACTACGAGATCGTGCTCACTGAAAATAGTAGGGCTAGCTTCACCTTCAAATACTTTCTGAAGGCTAGACATTTGATAAAGATGTGGTACTTCTCCATCAGAGATTCCCACATCTTCGTATTGATAAGCTAACGAAAGAGCGTCAAACTCTTCATCGCTAATGATCGGATTACCGTCATAGTATGCTTTAGCTGCACGGTCTAAAAAGTCTTTCATGGCTGCTCCAAAAAGAATATTATATAGGCTTTGACATTAGAAGTCAATACTTATTTATCTCTTCCACAAAATAGTTTATAATTTGAAACACAGCTATAAC